GGTGGGCGCCGACCGCACGCAGATCGTCACGACGCAGACGCTGCCGCAGCCGATGCTGCAGAACGACTTCTACGCCTGCGCCACCGACCAGTCGGGCGGCCCGATCACGCTGACGCTGCCGCAACTGACCGTGCCGGGCATCATCTGGGTGGCCGACATCGGCTACAACGCCGCCGCCAACAACATCATCGTGCAAATCCTGCCCGGCTCGGGCGAAGAGATCGCGCTCGACGGCGGCTTTGTCACCTCAGTCACCATCAAGCAGTCCAACCAGCTGACCATCTTCGTGGCCGAGCCCGGCCTCTACTGGCGCTGCCTGCCGCAGGAGGTGGACAACCCCTTCGGCTTCACCGGCACGGGCGCCACGGTCCTCCAGAACAGCCCAACCATCGTTGACCCCATCCTGAACACGCCGACCGCCACCACGCCCGGCCTGGGCGACAACAGCCAAGCCGTCGCCACGACGGCGTGGGTGAAGGCGCAGAACTATGGCTCGGGCGGCGGCGTGCAGGGCGTCGTGGCGGGCGCGGGTCTGGCCGGGGGCGGCGGCGCTGGCATCGTCACTGTCTCGGTCGCCACGGCGGGCGTCACTAACGCCATGCTCGCCACCGTCGCCGATAACACCACGCCGGTCGCCACGGAGGGCTATGTGGCCGCGCAGGCCTATGCGCCGCTTGCGAGCCCCGCGCTGACCGGCACGCCGACCGCGCCGACGCCGACGCTGGGTGATAGCTCGACCAAGGTCGCCACCACCCAGTTCGTGATGAGCGAGCTTGGCACGCTGCCGGTCGGCGTCACCACCTTCAACGGCCGATCGGGCGCGATCACGCTGACCACCGCCGACGTGACCGGCGCCGGCGGCGCGCCGCTCGCCAGTCCCACCCTGACCGGCACGCCCCAGGCGCCCACGGCGGCGGCCGGAACCAATTCGCAGCAGATCGCTACCACCGCCTTCGTGGCGACCTCGTTCCTGCCCGCCTCCACTGCAGCAGCGACCTACCTGCCGATCTCCACGGCGGCGGCGACCTACGCGCCCATCGCCAATCCCACCTTCACCGGCACAGTGACGATCCCGGCGGGCGCCAGCATCGCCGGGTACGCGACCACGGCGCAGTTGGGCAATTACATGCCGATCAGCGGCGGCAATTTCACGGGCGGCGTGGGGATGCCGTACCTGCACTGCACGGGCAACACCAACCTCGACGGCGCCACGTACTTCACCAACGCTTCCGTGGACAGCGGCGGCAACGCCAGCTTCCAGGGTCTGAGCGCCGGGTCGATAACTTGCAATCCCGGCACCATTGCCAGCCAAGGTTCCAATGCTGGCTTCAGCTTCTACCCGCGCAACGGCAGCGGTAGTCCGTATATGTGGTACAACCCCGGCAGCAACGGGGGCGCTATTCTCTGGAGCGGCTCGACCGGCGCTAGCTTACTTCAGATTTCCGACAGTGCTATGATCGTCCCGGCGGCGTTGAATACACAGCACTATGGGGCGTGTTACTTCGGCAACGGCAACCAGTCTTACTTTAATAATACAGGCGGCCTGTACATCGCGAACGGTCAAAGTTGTCTGATTGGGGGTTGGGGTGTCCAATATTTCTCAATGGGTGCCGGAGGTCACTACAACGCCTTTGGCTGGAACGGCACCAACGTCACGTTCTATGTCGACGGCACCTACGAAGGTTACGTCGGCCTGATCTCCGACGCGCGGATCAAGGAGAATGTCGAACCGGCGGTGGAGGACAGTCTCGCGCTCTTAGAGGAGGTCGAGACTTTCCGCTTCGATGTGCCGCCGCGCCACCTCGCTGAGGGCGATACGGCGGATACTCGCCATTTCGAGGCCGGGTTCATCGGCCAGCAATTGCGCGAAATCATGCCCGACGCCGCAATTGAGCAAGAAGACCTGATCACCATTGAGGCGCTGCCGCTGCTGGCCCGCTGCGTCAGGGCGATCCAGCAGCTTAATGATAAGGTGAAGGCCCTGGAGGCGCGGGCGCGGAGCCGGTGATGGGCAATCCCGTCCAGACCATCCCGAACCTGCCGCCGGCCATCGCGCTCGATGGCACCGAACAGATTTGGATCAACCAGACCAGCATCGACCGGCGCGCCACCATCGGCGAGATCGCCGCGCTCCTGAACGCGGGCAACGTCCACATCATCGCCTCGGCCACCTCGCCGCCGATGATCATGGGCGACTTCTACGGCGCCGCCACTGACATCGCGCCCGCGCCGATCACGCTGATCCTGCCTCCGGTGGACGAGGGGCCTGGGCTCATCACCGTCGCCGACATCGGTGACAACGCCCAAGCCAGCCCGGTCACCCTCACCACGCTCGGCGCCGACCAGATCGCCTACGGCGGCGCGCTGCTGGCGACGCTGCCGCTCAGCGTCAATAACGGGATCATCCAGTTCGTGGCCGAGCCGACGCTCGGCGTCTGGCGGGCGCTGCCGCTCGGGCAGAACATCTCGGGCGTCACCGGCACGGGCGCCACCGTGCTGCAGAACGGCGCCGTGCTGAACTCGCCGACCCTGAACGGGACCGCCGTCGCCCAGAACCTGACGGTGGGCGGCAACCTCACCGTCAACGGCACGACGACGCTCGACGGCTCGACGGCGACGACGCCGCCCTTGGGCGACAACTCCACCGCCATCGCCACGACGGCCTGGGTCCGCGAACAGAACTACGGCGCGGGCGGCGGCGGGATCGGCGGCGTCACCGCCGGGGCCGGGCTCACTGGCGGCGGGACCTCGGGCATCGTCACCGTCAGCGTGGCGACCGGCGGGGTCACCAACGCCATGCTGGCGAACGCCCCGGCGGCCACCCTCAAGGGCAACAACCTCGCCAGCCCTGGTCCGCCGCTCGACCTCACCACCGCGCAGCTGTCCACCATGCTGAACCTGGGGCCAATGGCGACCGCGACCGCGCCGCTCAGCATTGCTCTGGGCGGCACAGGGGCGACGACGGCGGCCGGCGCGTTGACTGATCTGGGCGCCGCTCCGATTGCGAACCCCACCTTCACCGGCACAGTGACGATCCCCGCCGGGGCCTCCATCGCTGGCTACGCCACCACCGCCGCCGTCGCTGCCAGCTACCTGCCGCTCGCGGGCGGCAACATGACGGGCGGGCTGAACAACTCGACCAGTATCGCCGCAGGCGCGGTCGCGTTGCCAGCCGGTGTGCTTGCTGGCACCGTCCTCGCTTCCAACTATTGCGGCAATCAAGCCACCACCACCCTGACAGCGAACGCCGCCTACGTCAGCGGCAACTGGCAAAGCGTCATCGCGGGCGCAAGCGCCGTCTTCATTATCAATCCTGCCGCCGCTTTCGTCTGGCAAAAAGCTCCATCCGTCGCGGCGGGCGCGACGCAGACCTTTTCCACGGTCATGTCGCTCTCAATGGCTGGCGTGCTCAGTCTTGAGGCTGGCGGCGGCATCCAGGGCGTCACCGATGGCTCCGACGCGGCGGCGGGCGTGGTGGGAGAGTTTTTTTATAACCAAAACCCGTGGCCTGGAACCGCTGTAGCCAGCGGAACCATTATAACTATAACCTCTCTTGCTCTCTCGGCTGGAGATTGGGACGTAAGTGGTACTGTGGTCTTGGCCACTGGTCCTAATCTCTCTCAAACATTGAGGGGTGAAATCTCAACACAGGCAGCTACGCTGCCGGGTAATATTTATCACGGAGCCGCCATAGTGCTTGGCACTTATAACATATCGTCGGGTACTGGCTTAACACTACCAAATAATCGCTGGTCTTTTGCCGCCCCGACAACGGTTTATTTATGTGGTTCGACCACATATAGCGGAACTGGCAACTCAATTTGCGGCACGCTCATAGCGAGGCGCGTGCGCTGATGACTGACCTCCCACCCCTGCCTCCAGGCCCGATCGCCCCCGACCCGCCGCCGCCCGAAGGCCCGCCGCCGCCGCCTCTGCGGCTATTCGGCCCCGGCGATCCGCGCAGCGGCGGGACCTCCAGCGGCGGCGCGCTCAACACGCCCACCGCGCTCACCTACAACGGCCTCGTCGAGCAAGTGGCGCTGCTGGCCCCCTACCTCACCGAGATGGCGCCCGACGGGGTCACGCTGCAGGGCCAGGACCCCAACTTCACCAACCTGATCCCTATGATGCTCAATTACGCGGAGCAAAGAATCCAAAGGGACATGGACCTCATCGCCACTCAGGTGATGCGCACGGGTTACGCGCTCGCCATCGGCTCCAACCAACTCGGCGTCTCGCCTTCCGACTTCCTCGTCATCCAAGATGTCATCGTCACCATGAACGGCGTGCCGACGCCGCTGACGCCGATCTCCAAGCCCGCCATGCTGACGCTCTGGCCCGCCTCCAGCGCGCCCGCGCCGCCGGTCAATTTCGCCATCCTGGGCGGCGATACCCCCACCCAGGGTCTCACCTCGACGATCATCATGGTGGGGCCGCCGCCTGACCAGAACTACGGCGTCAGCATCGTCGGCGACAGCCGCGCCTCGTTCCTCGCCCAGTACGCCAACACGCCTTTGGCCAACACCGCCACCACGTGGATTTCGACGTGGCTCCCCGACATGCTGGTGATGGCCTGCATGATCTACGTCAGCGCCTACCAGCGCGACTTCGGGCGCCAGAGCGATGACCCGCAGATGGCGCAATCCTATGAAAACCAATATCAATTGCTGCTGAAGCAGGCGAACACGGAAGAGTTCCGCAAGCGGTTCGAGGCCGACGCTTGGTCGAGTCAGATGAACAGCCCGGTCGCCACGCCGTCGCGGGGGTGATTTGATCTCCAACGCGAGGGAAACTTGACATCGGTATAAGGTATGGCCGCTGATGCGGCCATGCTCGCGCAAGGCTACTACGTCTACGAGCACTGGCGGCCCGATACCGACCTCTGCTTCTACGTCGGCGCCGGGAAGGGGCTGCGCGCTGGCAATATGAAGGCGCGCAACAAGGCGCATCTCGCCATCCAGGCCGAACTCGCGCGGCAGGGTATGTGTGTCGAGGTGAAGCTAGTCCGCGGGCAACTCACCCAGGATGAAGCGCACACGCTGGAGATCGAACGGATCGCCATGTGGCGTGGGATGGGGGTGTCACTTGCTAATCAAGGCGATGGCGGTCCTGGGGCTGCGGGTCTGAAGCATTCAGCGGAGAGCCGCGCCCGGCGCTCAGAGGCAATGATGGGCAATACGCGGGGCAAAGGCGTGCCGCGTGGGCCTCGGTCAGATGAAACCAGGGCCAAGATTTCTGCGGCGCAGCTTGGCAAAAAGCAGAGCGAAGAAACTAAGCAAAAAAGGGCCGACGCTAATCGTGGTCAGAAACGATCTGCCGAGGCTAGGCAGAAAATGTCTGAGGCGGCTAGGCGTATAGAGCAGCGCAAGAAGGATCAAGCATAATGCCTCACGCAGCTGTCGAGCTTGCTGATGGCGTCAACGTGAATAGAACCCCTGCACTTAACCAGTATGGTATAAGTGCGTCACAGCTGGTGCGCTATCAGTACGACAACAGCGGCGCCCCGATGGTGCAAAAAATGGGCGGCTGGGCGCGTTTCGTGCAGGGTCAGACGCCCGCGCCCGCGAGGGCCTTATGGGGCTGGGAAGACACTAATGCCCAGACCCACCTCGCCTTCGGCACCAGCGCCTACTCAGGGCGCACCATGCTGGGCGTGATCACCAACGGCGTCACCCAGGACATCACCCCGACCACCACCACCACGAACGCCTCCAATGTACAGTTCGCCACCACGGCGGGCTCGCCGCTGGTCACCGTCACCGACACCACCACTCAGGGTGTGACCAGCTTCGACACCGTCTACTTGCGCACCCACGTGCTGATCGGCGGGCTCAACCTCTTCGGGCTCTACCCCTGCCGACAGGTCGATCAGACCCACTACCAGATCATGGCGCTCGACGTGCTCGGCAACCCGCTGAACGCCGCTACCACCGCCCCGCCGCCCGCCGCCGCGCTCGCCACGTTCGACACCTCGTCGGGCTCCGCGCTGGTCACCGTCCACATGGCCAACCACGGCTATGTGCCGGGCTCGACCTATTCGGTGCTGATGCCCACCCAGGCCGACGGCGTCACCATCAGCGGCAACTACCTCGTCCAGCAGACGCCGGACATCAACACCTTCACCATCCTGGCGCAGCAGGTCGCCACCTCGACGGTGTCGGGCGTGCCGATCAACGGCGGCAATTTCAACCTCCTCTACTCCATCGGCTCCGGGACGATGCCCCCCGGCGCCGGGTTCGGCGACGGGGGCTTCGGCGAGGGCGGCTTTGGGACCGGCGTGGCGCCCGTGGTCCCGGCGAGCGGGCCGCCAATCAACGCGCACGACTGGACGCTCGACAATTTCGGCGAGGCGCTGGTCGGGGTGCCGGTAGGCGGAACGGCGCCGCAGTTTGCACCAGTCTATATGTGGGACCCGCTCTCGGGCGTCTCGCAGGCCAACATCATCCCCCAGGCGCCGCCCGTGAACGACGGCTGCTTTGTGGCCATGCCGCAAAGACAAATCGTCTGCTGGGGATCGACCGACACCGGCATTCAGGACCCCCTGATGGTGCGCTGGTGCGACGTTAACAACCCCAACGTGTGGGTCGGCACGCCCACCAACCAAGCCGGGAAGTTTCGCCTGCCGCGCGGCTCCAAGATCGTCGGCGGCATCCAGGGACCACAGCAGGCGCTCTTATGGACCGACCTTGCCATCTGGTCGATGCAGTACATCGGGCCGCCCGGCGTCTGGGGCTTCAACCAGATAGGTACAGGCTGCGGATTAATAGGTAGAAAAGCCGCTGCGTCCGCTAATGGTGTAGTATATTGGATGGGACCGACCCAGTTCTTCAGCCTCACGGCTGAAGGCGTGCAGCCTCTTGCTTGTCCTGTCTGGGACGTTGCTTTCCAAGATGTCGACCCTAATGAACTAATGAAGATCAGGGTGGCGGTGAACAGCCGCTTCAACGAGATCATGTGGTTCATCCCGACGCTGCAGTCGGGCGGCGAGATTTCCACCTACCTCAAGTTCAACTACGCGCTCGGCTGGTGGGACTACGGCCTGATGGCGCGCTCCGCCTGGATCGACCAGTCGGTGCTGGGCGCGCCGATCGGCGCTGATCCCGACAGCCGGCTGATCTTCCAGCATGAGATCAGCAACAACGCCGATGGCGTGCCGATGCAGACCTCGTTCTCCAGCGGCTACTTCACGTTGGCTGAGGGCGACCAGATGATTTTCTTGGACGAGGTCTGGCCCGACGCGCGCTACGGCGAGTACAACCAACCGCAGAACTGCACCCTGCAAATCCAGTTCAACGTGGCCGACTTCCCTGAGCAGCCGCCCCGCGTCTACGGTCCCTACAATTGCACGCAGGCCTCCACGTGGTTCAACACGCGGGCCAGGGGCCGCCTCTTCAGCTTCGACCTGATGTCGAACGATCCCGACAGCTTCTGGCGGCTCGGCCGCTTCAGGTATAGGGCGCAACCGGCCGGGAGGTACGGATGAGCTTCAACGACGGCAATCCCACCCAATACTCGGGGCAGGCTGGCTGGAGTTCGCCCGGACACGGCGTCGGCGCCACCAGCGCGTCACTCTCAGATTTGCTGACGGCGGTGCAGCACGTCGCCTCCAACATCGCGCTCCTCGGCCAGACGCTCCTGCAGATCAACGGCCAGACCACGCGCACCGCGATGACGGCGACGGCGGGCGCGCAACTCTTAAAGCAGGGGCCGGGCCGGGTCGCCACGGTCGCTGTTACAGTGGCCGGCGGCGCCAACAATCCCACCCTGCTGGTCGATAGCAACAGCGCCACTGCCACCTCGCCCGTCATCGCCACTGTCCCCGGCACGGTTGGCGTCTACGTCGTCAACATGCCGTTCAGCCTCGGCTTGGTGGTGATCCCAGGCACGGGCGACACGGTCAGCGTTTCTTTTTCATGACGCTCCAAGCACATGAACTCACCGAAGACCTCACGTGCCTTCGTCTCGTAGGCAGCAGCGGCAGCTTCAGCAGTTTCGTAGTAACCGAGATGGAAGGTCTGACTGTGGATAGTAAGCCGAGCCATGAACGGCTTAGAGCGACGCGGCAGACGAACTACGCCCTTATAGCCAGCTTTCGATCTATGTCGGCGGTTCGCCAGATTCTGCGACCCGGTCGCCGCACGAAGATTAGCCCACCGATTGTCCATCAGATCGTGGTTACGGTGGTCAATTTGATGCTCGGGCCATTCGCCCGTCATGTAGAGCCACGCCAATCGGCTGGCCAAATACCGCTTGTGGCCGATGCCGATCAGCCATCTGAGCCCGCACTTCGTCTTCTCGCGGTAACCCGCAACAGCACCTTTTCGACCGCGCGGCGGTCTGGAAGTGATCCAAATGAACACCCCCGTTTCAGGTTCGTAGTGAAGTATCCTTCGGAGGTATTCGACGGTCAGACCATGCAGCATGGGTGTTACTATGCCCCTTGAGCGCGGATCGTCCAATGCGGTCGTGAGTCGGAACATCAAGGAGATGCGCGCGTCAGGTTATCCCCAGGACCAAGCCGTGGCGGCGGCAATGCGGGCGGCGCGGGAGAGCCGGCGCTTCATGGGCGGTTCGGTGCTGGCCCTCGCGCGCGGCGGCTCGGTGGCGCAGTTCGGCGAAGGCTCGGGACTGTCGCCCGAGCAAATCAACGAGATGAGCGCCGTGCCGCTCTTAAGTGGGCCGGCGCCCTACCGGGTCGGCGAGCGCGACAAGACCCAGGCCGGCCGGGATTTGGTGACGAAGGCGCAAGGACATCTGAGGTCGCTGGGGATCGAGAACGGCCGCGTCGATTCGCAGAACGCCACGCCGCAGATCAATGACACGCTGGCCGAGATACTGGCGCACGAGACCGAGCACCACCTAAGCCGGCGCAACAACGCCTCCAACTGGTACAAGGACAAGGT